TGGACAAGTAAATAAAGGGAATACTTTAAAAGATATAAGTGGAGATCAAATAGGCCATGGGCAGCATGGATCAGCTATTGTAGGAATTAAGTCTCAGCAGATACAAAAAGAGTTAATAGACTTTGGCGGTGTAGATAACTTAATAACTAAACTGGTAGGGTTGGAAGAAGAATATAAAATTTCTACAGCATTAAAACATGATATGATTTTTACTGCTAAGGGTACGTTTAGAAAAAGGTTTACTGCTATAATTTCTTCACAAAGTGCCCGTGTTAATCAACTTGATGCTAAAAGAGAAGCCGCCTTTATAAATAAAGTGAGGCAGGTAATAGCAGAAGAACTTCCAACGTTTAAAGCATCTCCTTCTATAGAAGATGCCTTAATTGCAACAACTTTACATAATCTTGCTACAGGGAAAAATGTAAAATCTAGTTCTAAAGGAAAGCAAGTAGTAAAATCCTCTGGTAAAGGTAAGTCTAAAGGTACAACAGTAAAACAAAAAGACAAAGTAAATGTTATTTCGGGAAGTGTACTTTCAAAAGGGAAAAGTAAGACAATTAAAAAAGGTGTATCTAGCGGCCCACTACAGCTTATATCAATATTAAATTCTCAACTACCTAAAGTAGTAATGGAAAATATGCAATCACCTGCTTTGGTAAATCGAACAGGCAGATTTGCTAATAGTGTAAAAGTTACAAATATAACTAGCACCACTAAAGGGTACCCCTCTATAGCTTATACATATGACTTATTTCCATATCAAACCTTTGAGCCAGGATTTAAACAAGGAAGTATACAAAGGGATCCTAGACGTCTAATAGATAGCTCTATTAGAGAAATAGCTAGTAGATTAGCAATAGGAAGATTTTATACTAGGAGAATTTAATGGCCGATAGAGACTATACAACTAGAAGAGGTGCTATACTAGAGGCTCTTGTAGGTAAACTCAAAGAAATAAATGGGACTGGGGCATATCTCTCTAATGTGTGGGGCAATGTTTCCCCACGACTCAAGTTCTGGGATGAAGTAGAAGAGTTCCCAGCACTGCACCTAAATGCAGGAAGTGAGCGTAGAGAATATCAAACTGCCGGGTATAAAGATAGATTCTTATCTATAACAGTTCGTTGTTACGTGAAAGAAGAAGATTCAGTAGAAGCTCTAGAAAAACTTTTAGAAGATGTAGAAACAGTTCTAGAGGCTAATGCTAGGTTAGAATATACAGATAATACTGGGACTACTCAGTACTCACATCAGATCACAATAGTTAGTATTGATACTGACGAAGGTGTACTTGAGCCATATGGTGTTGGTGAAATGCTTATAGAGGTTCAATACTAGAAAATACTGGTACGAACAAACGTTCAAGTCCAAGTTTTTTCAAGATAAAAGGAGAAAAAAATGTCACAACAACTATACTTTAGTCGCGATACAAAAGTGTACATTGCTAAGGGCGCAGCTATTTGGGAAATTCCTGTTTTAGACGGTTTTAGTTTTTCACAAGCAACAAATAGCTCAGAAATAACATTGGCAGAGATGGAAAGTTCCACGGGTATTAGTCGTAGGGGTCGTAAAGCCTTTAATGATTCACTTGCTCCTGCAGAATGGTCCTTTAGTACCTATGCTCGTCCGTTTAAATCAGCAGGCAGTGGAGCAGGCGCAGCAGACAATGCTTTAAATCATCATGCTGTAGAAGAAATTTTATGGGCTCTTCTAGCAGGAGACGCAACTTATTCAACATTCGATCTCACAGGTATAACTGCCGGTCTTAGTAATACCGTAATTGACTTTGGTGCGTCTAATAAGTCAACTCTTGGTACAGCAGATCTTTATTTTGTACTTGGAAATGCAAATAAGAAAGTATATAAATTAGCTGGAGCAGTAGTTAATGAAGCTTCTTTTGATTTCTCTATTGATGGAATTGCCTCTATTAGCTGGTCTGGATTTGCATCTCAAATTGTAGAAGACACAGAGCCTACTGCTACTATATACGAAGGCATTGTATCTACTAGTAATTTTATACGTAATCGTCTCACGGTATTAACAGCAGTTCCTACTACTACAGACCCAGATGCGGATGCTGTAAATGACCTTGAAGCTTCTTATAATATGACTTTGACGGGTGGAAGTGTTACTATTTCTAACAATATTTCATTTTTAACTCCTGATGAGTTAGGCACTGTAAACGTACCAATTGGGCATGTAACTGGAACTCGTTCTGTATCAGGCAGCTTTACTTGTTATTTGAGCAAAGATACCGCTACTGCTAATCAGTCATCTGACTTTTTTGCAGACATGCAATCAATTAATAACGTAGTTACTAATTCTTTTGCACTAACTTTTAAAGTTGGAGGGTCGGCTACTACTCCGCGAGTAGAGATAGCTATGCCAACTTGTCATATAGAAATTCCTACTCATGATATTGCAGATATAATTTCATTAAGCACTACGTTTATGGCCCTGCCATCTACTATTGATGCTACCGATGAAGTTACTGTTACGTATGTAGGTTCTTAAAAAAAGTTCTTGACAATAATGTTGTTTTGAACTATACTATATAAATAGTAGGGGAGAAATCCCCTACTATTTTTTAATTAGAAAAGGATTAGTAAATGTCAGATAATAATATTTCATTAGCCAGCTTAATGACCCCAAGTAAAACTGTAAGTGTTGACTTCCCCGGATATAGTGGGTTTGAAGTTAGTATTTGTTACCTAGCTCGTGAAGAATTGATTAAACTACGTAAAAAATGTATTACTACCAAATTCAATAGGCGTACTCATCAGCCTGAAGAAACATTAAATGATGATAATTTTTTATCTGAATATACTAAAGCAGTTGTCAAAGGATGGAAAGGTTTGAAATTTCGATACTTAGAAGAGTTTCTTTTGGTTGATGTTTCACAATTTAATCCTGATGATGAGCTTCCTTACACACAAGATAATGCTGAGTTACTGATGAAGAATTCCACTTCCTTTGACTCTTGGCTTACTGAAACTGTAGGTGACCTAGAAAATTTTACTGGACGCAAGTAGATGAGATACAGCATCTACTTACTAGGCTAGTAAAAGAGCAGGATTCAGATTTAAGTATAGATACTTATCTATCTCTGTGCGAACAATTAGGTGAAGAGCCTAACCCCCAAAAGATGCCGCTTACTTCGGATAGTTTCCCTCCAGAAGTACAAGTGGCATTTTTTATGTTCAATCTATTATCAGATGTATGGGATGGAATGTCCGGTAGTTATATGGGTAAGGACTGGTCTCATTGTTGTCAGCTATTCGAGGTATATGACGTAGAAGACTCCAGATATGTTATATATTTTATGAAGTTATACGAGAGAACTTTGATGAAATACAGAGCTGAACAAGCAGATACAAAGAGAAAGGAAGAAGAGCGCAAAGCTAAAAGCGGTGGCAAAAATTTCACCCATAATGTAAAGGGATAATGGCTAATAAAGTCTACATAGATGTAATAATTGATGATAAGGGTACTACCCAACGTGTAGCTGTGTCTGCAAAAAAGCTGGGCATAGCCTTACAGGGGGTAGGGGCGGGTGCCGGGCAGACAGATAGACAAATCAAAGGGCTCGGGGCACAATCATCTAATTCTACAAAGAATTTTGCAAAAATGACTCAAGGTCTTACAGGTAGTGGGGGCCTGGTACAGGCCTATGCCATCTTAGCTACACAAATATTTGCTATATCTGCTGCATTCAACTTTTTAAAATCCGCAGGAACTTTAGTTACATTGCAAGCAGGGCAAGTAGCATATGCAGGTGCAACGGGTATTGCTCTCAGAACTCTAACTAATGATATAATAGCAGCTACAGATGCTCAAATAAGCTTTCAAGATGCGTCTCAAGCAGCAGCTATAGGCGTATCGTCCGGGCTACGTCCAGAGCAACTAGTTGCTTTAGGCAAAGCTGCTAAGGATGCTTCTTATATTTTAGGTAGAGACGTAACCGACTCTTTCAATAGATTAGTGCGAGGTGTAACAAAAGCAGAACCAGAATTATTGGATGAATTAGGTATTATTTTAAGACTAGATACTGCTAGTGAAAACTATGCTACAACCCTTGGAAAAAAGGCAAAAAACTTAACTATTTTCGAGAAGTCTCAAGCTGTTGTAAATGATGTTCTTGCTCAAGCAGAGGATAAGTATGGCCGAATAATGGACATACTAAATCCACAAGTAAATCCGTTTGCTCAACTAGGTATAGCTTTTGATAATATTCTGAATAACATAAAAGAGATGGCAGCTTATATATTAGGGCCATTAGCAAAAGTATTTACAGATGTACCCTTACTCGGGGTAGCTTTTTTTGGTTTATTTGCAAAAGGAATACTTACAGCAATGATTCCTGCTTTGGGAAATCTTGGAGAGAGTGCTAAAGCTGCATATATGAAATATGCAGAGTCTGCTGCATATGCAATGGAAGCAGAGAGAAATCTAGTAGCGCAACAAACTATTACAAATAGAAGTATGAAAGCACAGTATGCTGCTGGCATGGCTTCTCAGATGCAGGGAATGACTTTTAACCCTGGAGGCGCCTTTGAAAAAATGCAGGCTGGCAAAGGAGCAGACTTAAGTAATAGAGAATTAGCAGGTATGAAAAGTGCTCTGAATAAACAAACTGGAATGTTTGCTACTATGAATGCTACTATTAAAGCGGGATGGATAAACCTTATTAACAGTATGATGTTAGCAAATAAAAGCCTAGATACTTCTGTAGGAGTTACTACTGCCACTATAACAACAAGGTTCCAGGCCATGATGATAAGCATAAAACTAGGCTGGGCCTCCCTGATGACAAGTATGGCATCATTAGCAGTAGGCGCCGCAGCATTAATTAATAAAGCATTTTTTTGGTTAGCTATTATTTCTACCGCAATTACACTTTTTAAGGTAGTTATGGATAAGTTTTTCCCAGCAGCTCCGTTAACTGATGCAGAGAAAGCAGCTAAAGCCCTGTCAGAACGCATGACTTCCTTAAGCGAGGAATTTGTTTCTTTTACTCAAATACAGAATATTTTAAATGAGAATACAGAAAGAGCTACTTCTTATTTAGCGGATTTTGGCAAAAGAATTAATTCTTTAGGGGTAGAAGAAGCCACTATGGCTTTAAGGGAATATGCTGCAGCGCAAGAAGCATATAATGCAAGTTTAGCAAAAGGGCCAGGGTTCTTACCTATCTTTCTTGGCGGATTTATGGGCATGACACCTCAGGATATAAGAGATGAATTTGAAAGTACTTTAAGTACTCTCAATTTTGAAAAATATGTAGAAAAATCCGGTACAGACCAACAAAAAGCCACCTTAGCATATTTTAAGAATGAAGTAGAAGCTTTTAAAAATAGCACAGAAGAGAGAGCTAAAAATTCAGTCGCATTTAGTAGCTACATCGGCACAGTAGAAAAATTTTTAGAAACTGGAAAGAATGAGTTAATTCCTCAACTATTAAGAGAGAAAGTTGCAGTTCAAGAAATTACTCAAACCTACGCAGAATTAGCCAGGCAACAAACTGAAAATACAAAAGTAGCAAAAGATATATTTAGTAAGTATATCCCTGATACTGAATTTGATAGAGCAGTAACTTCTTTAAATATAGAATTAAAAGCTTTACAAGAAACAGTAGCAAAAGATTTGCTAGGAAACTCTAAAGCCGAGCTGGAACGGATCAGTGCTATTAATACGCAAATAGACCTAATTAACGAGTTAGGCACTGCTGAGCATACGCTCGCAATGATAAAAGAAAAAAATAGTGCAGCAGATATTAGAGCATCTATTGGTAGAACTACAGGCCAAAAAATAGGTATAGAGCAAGCTAATAAGATGCGAGATATTGGAATAGAACAAGCAGAATTATTAAGACAGCAAGCAGAAATTGAAAAAGTACTAAAGCAAAAAAAGGGAGAGGAGTATAATGCTGCCCTGAGGCAGCAGGAAGTAAATATAGCAAAACTTGATACCTTAAAAGCGCAAAGTGAAGAGCTAGCTCGTCAAGCTGACTATGGTTATCAGATATATGATGCAGCAAATCAGGCACTAGAAACAGGTTTACAAACTAGTATTTCATCAATTATTAAAGGTGAAGAAAGTAGTATTAAAGATGCTATGTTAAATATTGCGCAAGGAATGCTAGGGGCTGTAGCAGATACAATGTCTAAGCGTATCACTAATATGATTATGGGTACTGATCCAATTCAAGTTGCAAGAAAGCAGGGGCAAGTTATTGCTTCTTCGTTTATTTCTGCAGGGCAGGTAGTGGCTACCGCTATCTCGCAGGCAGTTCTAGGAAAGCCTGTTCCTGCAACAGCTGGCGGGGAGTTTCTAGGAGGCGCTACAGCTATGCTTCCTGCTGGCGTAGGTAAGGTTGGTGGAGCAGTTAATTTTATAAAAGACTTATTTGGTTATGCTAATGGAGGTATGATTAGTGGGGGCTTTAGAGCTTTCGCAAATGGGGGTACTGTAACTAGTCCTACTCTTGGGTTAATTGGAGAAGGAAAATATAATGAAGCAGTAGTTCCCCTTCCAAATGGTAAGTCAATTCCTGTACAAATGAATGGGGCAGGACAGAATAATAATGTAACTGTAAATGTGGCTATTGATAATCAAGGTAATGCTAGTAGTACAAATACTATGCAGGACTCCCAGCAAGCAGGCAATATGGGAGCATTGATAGCAAGGGCAGTACAGCAAGAACTTCAAAACCAAAAACGATCAGGCGGTATTCTTAATCCGTACGGAGTAGCATAATGGCAATTGGATTTAATATAGGAACAGTAGAAGTTCCTATCATAATAAGACCAGATAAAAACTTATCGAGAAGTACGTCTCCACGAGTACTTCGAGCAAGTTTTGGAGATGGCTATGAGCAGAGACTTGCAGATGGAATTAATACTTTAGCAGAGTCTTACTCTGTATCATTTAATAATCGTACAAAGGAAGAAATAGATGATATTGTGGCTTTCTTTGATGCTAAAAAGGCAGTGACTGCTTTTGAATTTACAATCCCTGATTCCAATAATGCAGGACAGAGCATTATTAAAGTAGTTTGTGATAGCTATAATTTAAATTACACTGTAGGAGACTTCTACGGGTGTTCTGCTACTTTCCGAAGAGTATATGAAGCATGAGTGAATTAATTCAATTAGTACAAAAACAAGATCCTGGTAGTGAACTAGTAGAGCTATTTGAGGTCGAAATAGACGGTAGTACTATATATATACATCCTGGGCTAAATGATAATCTCACTTCTATTCAGTTTAGAGATAGGACTACCCCAGCTACTATTCGAGAATATGCTGCTTTTCCTATTGAAATGGGAGGTGTAGATTTTAGCAGTGATGGGGCACAAAATCGTCCTACTCTTACTATTGCGAATGTATTTAACCTTTTCGCAGAAATAGGAGACTTCTATGCAGAAGACTTAATAGGTAAAAGAGTAACAAAAAGACAGACATTAAAAAAATACTTATACGGTGAAGTAGGAGATGCTAATCCTCCTGTTGAGTTTCCAATAAAGAAATATATTATTGATAGAATTTCTTCTGAAAATAATATATCTATTACTTTTGAACTGTCTGCCCCTTTTGACTTATCAGGGATTGAACTTCCAAATCGTACTGTTGTTGGGAAATACTGCTCATGGGTATACCAGGGGCACCAAACTAGTTCTATTGGTGGGTGTATATGGAGTAAAAATAGTGTAGTACAGTACGCAAATGGGTCAAATGGAGTAAATTCACATAAAGCGTACTTTGATATAGAGGATAATTTTATTTCAGCTTACGCAACTTATAGTGCTAGTAGTTCCTATGTACAAGATGATTATGTAGAATATACTTCCGATGGGCAGACTACCCTTTGGAAAGCCACAAGAAATACTACAGGAAATACTCCATCAAGTAACTCTGTATATTGGGTACGTGGAGATGTTTGTGGCAAGAAACTATCCTCATGTAAGTGTAGATTTCAGTTTAAGCCTACTAATCCTGCAGTATCTAACTCTACCCCAGCTACTGAGAAGGATAGCAATAAAGTACTTCCTTTCGGAGCATTTCCAGGAAGTATGAAGTTCAGATGATACATGAAATACTAGAGCACTTTGAAAGCTCTTACCCAAAAGAAGGCTGCGGAGTGATAGGGGTTATTAAAGGGAAGAAAAAGTGGTTTCCTTGCATTAACTTAGCAGGTACGGATGAAGATTTTTTAATAGACCCAAAAGAATATATACAAATAAAGAAACAAGCTGATATTATTGCAATAGTACACAATCATATAAATTGTAGTAATGAACCTAGTAAAAATGATATAAAGTACTGCAACTCTATTGGAATACCTTACTATATATTTAGCTACCCTAGTATGCAGCTAAACATAGTTAACCCAGTAAAGCTCTTTAACCCTCTAATAGGTAGAGAGTACGAGTTTGGTAAATTTGATTGTTTAGAGGCTGTAAGAGACTATTATAGAGAAACTCTAAGTATCGAGTTACAGATGAGAATACCATACTTAGATGACTGGTGGCTACAAGGACATAATTATTTTACAGAAGAACATATGAAAGAGTGGGGGTTTAAATTAGTCGACTCCCTACAAACAAATGATATATTAATATTTACAATGGGGGCATTAGTGCCAACACACTGCGGAGTGTACTTAGGGGATGATATATTCTTTCATCATGCCGCAAATAGGCTCTCCTGTAGAGAAAACATTTACCCTTTATGGAAAAAGCATTTAACTGGAATTTATAGGTATGAGTCGTAAAATATTTTTAGATGGAGAACTTGGTGATAAATTCGGGCCAGTATTTAAGTTTTCTGGAACTACGGTTCAGGAGGCATTTCGTTGTATAGAAGCAAATAGACCTGACTTCAGAAAATATCTTATTGAATGTCAAGAGAGGGATATTGGGTTCCACGTAGAAGTACAAGGAACTGAAATTAGTACTCCTTTAGAGTGCTTACTCCCTCTACGTAATGGAGATATAATTATTACTCCAGTAGTTGCTGGGTCTAAATCAGGTGGTGCAAAAATTGTCGCTGCTATTGCCCTAGGTTTCTTGAGCATGGGGCTTTCAAATTTAGTTTATGCACAACAAATAGCGATGCTATCTGGGGCTGGCTCAACGGGGTTAACCACGGCTTTGGGGTACGCAGCAACTGCTGCTTCTACTTTAGCTGTCAATCTAGCTATAACAGGCGTACAGCAGTTAATGGCGCCTGACCCAGCTACCGATTCTGCTCCAGAAGAAAACTATTTATTTAATGGATCGCAGCAAACAATTGTAGAGGGTATGCCTGTTCCTGTACTTTATGGAGAATTACGTGTGCCAGGCTACCCAGTATCCTTTGAAATTGTTAAAGGAGATAAGACTGTAACATCTACAGATTCATATGTGGATGAAAGCGGTAATATGATAGTAAGTTCCTGGCAGGAAAGTTCTTTGGAAATGAGTTCTAATTCTGACGTATACTCAAATCCTTTGAGTTATTCTAATAGTATGGAGTCTTTATCTTATAATAATACTCAAACAATTCTTTTTACTGACATTATTTCAGAAGGGCCTATTTATGGTTTAGTAAATGGAGGCAGCTCTGTTTATTTAAATGATGATCCAGCTCAAACAACTGCACAGTCTCTTACTAGACTATCAGATACTGCTGTCTCCTTTACTTTTACTAATAGTAGTACTGCTGTAACTGTAAATAAAAATAATCAAGCTAAAGAAATTACTATAGATGGAAGTGCTTCAACTTATTTAGTTGTTCGCAACTACTTCAGCGCATCTGGATCCGCTATAAACTGGACCGGAATAGGTACTACTATAGGCATAAAAGTAACTTCTAGTACTTCTTTGTTTACTGCTGGAATGGTATGGGATAGGAACAATACCTCTATTATCCCAAGTATTCGATTACAGGATGGAAATGGAGAAACAATATTTGAAGGTTATATTGACTCCATTACTTCTGATACTATAGCTAACTGTGTGCCTCTGGCTAACAGAAATATTAGCCCCGCATTTGTCTCTGGTGCAACTTATTCTATTTTAATAGATGCTAAGCTACAAATATCTTCTATAGCAGAAAACCAAGAGTCCTTAGTACTATCAGTAGGTTTTCCTGGGGCTACTGGCACATATCAGTGTGATCTTACTAGTGCTAATTATCTACCTCTAGAAGTAGGAGATTATGTCGCTGAAGGGGCTAAGTACTCTAATTTTGGTGTACAATTTCGTACTGGTGAACTTTTACAGCCTCCTTTTACAGATGTAGGCGGAACTGGTATAGGTAATATTTCTTTGGGTCCTGGGGGAAGTTTTTCTGCTACTCCTCTAGTTTATAATGAAACAACTCCTGCCACTCCTCGAGTATTTACAGGTAGCTCTGCTGACGGATTTGGCCTCTCTACCGCACAAGTAGAAGAAGTAGATGAGGTTAGATTAACTTTTACATATCCCCAGTTTTGGAATAAAAGCGAAACTGGAAAAATGAATACCGCTACTGCAAGATATAGTCTATCTCTAGAAGTATATAAGGATGCTAGCTGGGGAGAAGCCTTTCCTATAAAAAGTATAGTACATGGTGGGTCAAGTAATAGTTCTGTCTTATTTGAAGAAATTATTAATTTACAAGATTATAAGCCTTTTGATGACTTTAGAGTTACTGTAACTCGTACTACTTATGAGGATAAGGCGTATAACTGGAATACTAATACTACTAATCCTAATTACACAACCGCTAGTAGTTCAAGTATTACTAGTCTTAATAGTATTATAAAAGAACCCTTATCTTACCCCTATACAGCAATGGCTAAGACTATGGTAAACTCCAGAAATTTTTCTGGAGTACCTTCTCGCACCTACCACTGTAAGGGTATGAAAGTACAAGTACCAAGTAACTATGTTACTAGAGA